TTATAGATGACCACCAGCAGGTCATCACCAGCGCGCTTTGCAGCTGGCAGGTCTGATGTGGTGCGCAGGGTGCCCAGCCATCGGTCAACGTCTGACAGCGCATTGACGCACGTCTCGCTGACCAGTCTGACGCTGGGCTTGATGACATAGAAGGTGCCAGCTTCAAAGGGCTGCAGGGTGCCCTGCCAGATTTCAAGTGTAGCGTGCATGGTCATCAGTTCAGCCCCAGAATGTCAGCAAGCGCAGGCACCAGAATGGCAGCCGTGCAGACATGAAAGATCAGTGCTGCATCAATCATGAAGAGCAGCAGGAAGGTGAAGGCAGCCAGAGCCAGGAAGCGTGCAGGGGTCATGCCTGCACCAGCGCTGCCATCAGGTCTTCAATCGCCAGCTCTGCCAGCAGCTCTGCCATCTGGTCTGCATCAATGCAGTCAACAGCATGCAGCACCCTGATGAAGCTGCGCAGTTCTTCCACGGTGCTGCACTTGTCACCAGTGGCATTAAGATCAATGACTTCACCAGCGCTGGTGATGCGCAGCACTGTCATGTATTCCAGGCTTAAAGTATAGGTATCGTCAGGTGTCATGCCTGCACCGTCAGCACTGGCAGCCAGTAGAACGCACCGACAACAGCTACAAAAGCAAACAGCGTGTACTCAGCAGCACCCCAGTCAAGGGCATCTTCAATAGAGCCACTGGGCTGATATGATCTGGTGCGTGGAAGTCTCAAATGACGGATAGCATGGATCCTATCGCCAGCAATGGGCTGACCAGACAGGTCATTGATGAAGGTCATGGTGTGTGCTCCTTTGCCTTACACCACTATATATAGTGGTGCTGACACTGGTAGGCAACTTTAAAAACCAATCACACCGCGGATCCAGCCCAGGCGCTGGCTATCGTCTTCTTCTTCAGCCATCCAGCGCTGCATCATTGCCCAGGCAAGCCGAGTTTGCGCGTCCATGGTGGCATCATCCAGAAAGTAAATTCGCTCTCTGTTGCTGCCAGCCGGTCTGATGCTCTGCAGCTTCACACCACCAAAGCGCAGCAGCTGCTGCAGCTGGGCAAAGGGCTTGCTGCGCGCATCAGCCCTGCGCTTGATGCCACCCACCGTCATCCAGGGTGCAGCAATGCGCAGCAGCGTCCTGCACTGGGCTGTGCTGATGTAGCGCCTGCCTTCCTGCACTGGCATCTGGGCAAGCGCCTGCATCAGCACAGCAAGGCACCTGGCACGCGGTATGGCTGGTGCTGCTGTCATGAAGGTCTTGCGCTTGCTCGCTTTGACTTCTGCAATCGCCAGCTTGTCTTCTTCACCAGCTGCAATGCAGAGCGCAGCAGCAAACACCCTGGTGCGTGCAGCCCACTGCTGGCGCTTTGTCCGGTGCGCGATTGCTGCACGGTCAGCCGTGGTGCTGGTGGTGTAGCCAGCACCATAGATGCCTTCAAACACTGCTGACTTCCACTGGTGGTATTCATCATCAGTGTCAGCACCATGGGCTTCCACGCGCTCCACATCCATGTCAGACAGTGGTGGTGCAGCAGCAATGGCAAGCGCTTCTGCAGCATCACGCGCAGCTTTGGCATCACTGATGGCCCTGGTGAAGTCAGGATTGACAGCCCCTGCAATGTCAGTGAGCTGGTGCCTGCTGCCCAGCCATGGCACCACCCAGCGAAGCCCATGCTGGTAGGCAGATGCCAGCACAGTGGCCTGCATCCAGCCCAGGCGCTGGCTATCGTCAGACATCATCCAGTCACTGGCTAGGGTCAGCCCTTTTCTGATGCTGGTCAGGGCATAGTCACCAGCAGCCAGCCGGTCTTCTGCTTCTTTGACCTGCCCTGCCACATCAGCACGCCAGTCAGTCACAGGCTCTGACAGATACCCACTGATGGTGATGACCTGGTGCCTGGGCTTGCGTATCCGGTGCGCGGCTTGCTCCACATGCAGTGCCGTGGTGACTGCACCCCTGCCCAGCAGCACGTGCACGCTGTCATAGTGGTCAGGCAAGTCAAAAGACACCCCAGTAGCCATGGCATTGTTGTAGACAAGCACATCAGCTGTCAGTGCGCTCTGTGACAGGTCGGCTCTGGTTTCATGGCTCTTGCTGCCCACCACTGCCACCACGCGCAGGTCAGCAAAGCGCCTGCGCACCACGTCAGCAAAGCCCAGCGCTGCTTCTCTGCCTGGGATGTACACCGCCAGCTTCTCACCATCAGCAAGCTGCTTCAGAAGCAGCCCTTTATGCTCACAGTCACTGCTGCTGACTGTGACTGTCTTGCCCTTTGCCGTGGTGCGCGTCAGGGCTGGCACATACTCGAGATGGTGGCAGTGGGGCGCTGTCTTCCAGACATCCCATGCACCAGGAAGCGCACCAGAGCGCAGCCGGTATGCAGCCACATCAGCCAGCAGGCGCTTTGTGCATGGCCCTGCATGGGCATCTGCCAGCATGACGCTGCCAGCATGTGCAAGGCAGAAGATCAGCAGGTTGTACGTTTCACGCGCAGCATCACCAGCCAGCATGCCCAGCAGCTGCTGAAGACAGCTTTCTATTTCATCCACCATCACATAGGTGTTGCTGAGCTGGATGGGCATCATCCCTGCTGCCTTCTTCCTGATGCTGGCAAAGCAGCAGGCCAGTGATTGCTTGCCCAGGTGCAGCCCACTGGTGCTGTCAGCATGCGCCAGGTCAAGCCGGTCAGCCAGCTGCTGAGCAAGCGCAATGGTGGGGCTGATTGCCAGCACCCTGCGCTGATGCAGCCCAGGTGCGTGCCACTGCTTCACCAGCTGCTGCATCAGCCAGGTTTTGCCTGCACCTGTGCGCGCACGGTTCACCAGCCGTGGTGGTGCAGCAGGCCACTGTGCCCTGCCCAGCGCATCCAGGGGCAGCACCGTGGCATCAGGCCACACATCATCAGGGTCAGGTGCAATGGTGAAGCGCGTGCAGCAGCTGAAGCAGCTGTAATGCTCAGCATCCATGCGCTTGTATCCAGAGCCCGCGCACAGTGGGCAGGGGCTGCGCTCACCCACTGGCAGCACCGGATAGCTGGGCATCCACTGGCGATACACCCAGCGCTTCTGCTGCTGCTGCTGGGGCTGTCTTGCCTTTCTGGGCTGGCTGCGCTTCTTTGCCTTCCTGGGCACGTCTGCAGGGTGCGCAGCATCAATCTGCTCAAAGAAGCTGAGCATGCGCGCAGCATCAATGTGGTCATGCTGGTGCAGCAGCCTGACTGGCTTGCCAGTGTCGCGGTGCCCCACACCTGGCAGCGGAAAGATGCGCGTGCCTACGTCTTTGGCGCTGTCATCCCACCACCACGGTGCTGCTGCGCTCTTCATCCAGCGCTTCAGCGCGCTCTTCATCTGGTCTGGTGCCCAGCTGCCACCCACCCAGCCCAGATCATCTGGCAGCCAGTAGATCAGGCAGTACCCCTGCCCAGTCATCACCACGCGGTTTGGCTGTGCTGGCAGCCCTGCTGCTGCTGCTTCTGCCACCACCATGCCCAGCAGGTCAGTGGCAGTCAGCCAGTCATCAAGGTCAGCCACACTGGCAGCGCGCATGGCAGCCTTCCTGGCCTTGCGTGTGTCACCCCAGCGCTCTGCTGCACCCTGCCAGTCATAGGGGTCCACATCAATGGTCAGCGCTGCAGCCTTGCCCAGCTCGGCCATGGTCATGCGCTTGCTGCCCTGCTTGAAGAAGCCAGCGCAGGTCATGGGCACCCAGCCCTTCTGACCTTTCAGATGCCTTGTCTTGACGGTCAGACCGTCTGGTATTGACGGCAGCAATGCTGCTGCGATACAGTGGTCTTGCTTCGAGCGCATGTATGTGCCGTGCAGGGCAGTGGGTGTGCTTCCACTGCCCTGTTTTATTTGGTGGGTGGGTTGACCAGCTGCTGCTTCAAGCGCCTGGGTGGCTTCTGAAGCTGCTGCTGGATGTAGAGTACCACCCATCGCCTGACCACCTGGTCAGTGAAGTCAGCAATGCTCAGCCCAGTCAAGAAGGCAGCAAACCGCACCAGACGGTGGGTGTCTTCTCTGACCAGCAGGGCTTTCCAGTGAGCAGGTGGCATGGTCATCAGCATAGCACAGCACCACTATATATAGTGGTAAAAGGACGAAAATCACTCGAGTATCGGCATTGAACCACGCTAATAAGCGGTCCAACAGAACCACCTATATAGATAGAAGTGTTTGTATTGGACTGGCAGCATTAGTGTGGTCCAATGCTCGATATCCTCACAATGTAGCGCACCATACATAGCAGCGCTATATATAGTGGTATGGAGGTTATTCAACATGCAATGCCCACAATGCAACAGCAGCAGCGTGGTGAAGGAAACGCGCACACCGGTTGACTTCCAGCATACGTTTTTGCTGCACTTGTCTCGTGAATGGCCTGAGCTGGTGTGTAGAAGGCGACGCTGCAAAGCATGCCAGCACACATGGCCCACCGTAGAACTGCCAGTGGATGACTTGCAGCTGCTGATGGCTGATGTTGCGCGTCAAGCCACCCAGATGATGCGTGCAATCTGATGGCATACAGCAAGCGGTCAGCCAGCACGGCATACAGTGACCTGACCAGCAAGCAGCAGAAGCTGGTCAAGTGGCTGGCAGAGCACCCTGATGCAGTGGTCAGTGATGCCGTGGCAGCCGGTGTGTGCTGTCAGAGCACCACGGATAGGATCAAGCGCGCGCACTTGCGTGCCTGGGTATCCGCCTATCAGGCAGCAATGCCTAAAACCGCGCAGCAGTTGGCTGAAGCTGCCACTGAACACCTGAACAGTCTGCTGCTGCCAGCAGTCAGGGTGCTGTCTGACACACTGCTGGCTGGTGAAGGCAATGCCACTGCAGTCAAGACTGCGCAGTACATCCTGGATGGCATCAGAGCGCAGGCAGCAGCAGCACCAGCGCCGAAGTATCGCAACGGCTTTGAGCCAGTGGATGAAGCAGAGCTGGCAGCTGTGCTGCAGCTGGTGGGTGAGTGACGTTCATCCCTGGCAGGGTGCCACCAGCGATGGCAGGCAAGGTCAGCCGGCTGCTGTCAGACCTGCACAGCTTTGCCCAGCTGCACACCGTGCAGGACAAAGACAGCAAGCGCCCGGTGCGCTTCTCACCACTGCCCATGCAGCGCAAAATCTTTGATGCAGTGCAGGCTGGGCATAAGCGCATCATCATTGTCAAGGCGCGCCAGGTGGCTGCAACCACTGGCTGCAAGATGGTGCTGCATCACATGGCATACACCACCAGCTATGCAGCCATGCATGCAGTGGTGAGCATGCGAGATGACAGCGCCACTGCTCTGATGGATGATCCTAGGCGCTGGCTGAATGACCCACCCACACTGCTGCAGCGCCCGATACAAACCAAAGCCAGGGGCAAGGTTGTATATGCTGACACTGGTGCCAGCCTGCAGGCATTTACTAGCAGAAGTCAGACGGGGCTGCGCAGCTTCACCCCTGCTGCTGTGCTGGTGTCTGAAGCGGCCTATGCGCCTGACCTTGAAGAAGTCATTGCCCAGGCTGATGCAGCAGTGGGTGATGGCCTGCTGATGGTAGAAAGCACCGCAAACAACCCTGCAGACTTCTTCAGCCAGCTGGTCAAGGGTGCGCCAGAGAACGGGTGGACCTTGATTACCATGTGGTGGCATGAACACCCTGCCTATACGGCTGACCTGGTGCCTGATGACTTCCAGCCCACCAGCGCTGAAGCAGAACTGGCTGACCGCTATGCCCTGAGCACTGGGCAGCTTTACTGGCACCGGACCACCAGCAGACGGCTGGGCAGTGATCACAAGTTTAGGCGGGAATACCCAGCCAGCCTTGATGACTGCTTCCTGCAACGTGAGGGTGGTTACTACGGTGATGAAGTGCTGACTGACATCCATGTGGTGGAACACATCGGCACCACGGCTGGCAGAGAGATTGAACCACCACACCCACATGACCGCTATGTCATGGGCGTTGACATCGGTGGTGGTGTGGGCGGTGATTACAGCGCGCTGGCAGTGGTGTCAGTGTCCACCATGCAGCCGGTCTATACAGAGCGCTGCAACACAGTCACCCCTGGCAAGTGGGCGCACCGCGTCATCCAAGTGGCAAGCCGATACAATCAGGCGCTGGTGCTGGCAGAGTCAAATAACCACGGGCATGCCCATCTGCTTGAGCTGGGCAACTGCGGATATCGCCAGCAGTGGAGAAGCCCAGCAGGCAAGCCCTGGGTGACTACGCTGCAGAGCAAACTTGATGCCTTCGATACACTCAGAGAAGCCCTGAGCATCATCAAGATAATGGACCGCGCCACATGGCTTGAGCTGCGCAGCCTGACCATTCCAGCAGGCAAGGTGGCACCAGAGGCACCCAGGGGCTGCCATGATGATGCAGCCGTAGCAATGGCGCTGGCCTATCGCTGCATGCGTGATGTACCGTCATCCTGGCGGACACATGCGTTAGTATCTGGCAAGACCAGGATTGATGACTTGATCAGTGCCAGCAGGGCAAAGCGTATCAGGTCTTCTGCACTTCCTTTTTAAGGCTGACCATGCTGACACCAGAGCAAGTGGCTGACTTCTACCATCAGCACCGTCAATATTGGGACACCAGACGTGATGAGATGCGTGAGCTGCGCAATCTCTACATGACGCGCTTCTGGCAAGATGAGACATTCCCCACACTTGATGGCATCTTGCGCACTGAAGTGCCCAAAGCATACGCCGTGGTTGAAAGCTACCTGGGCAGCTTGTATGCAAAGAACCCAGCCGTCTTTGTGCAGCCTGACCTGCGCGCCAGGGGCAACCCTCAAGTGGCTGAAGCCACGGCGAACCAGTATCTGCTGACCATTCGTGAGCAGCTGGAAGATGCAACCCGGCTGGCTTTGATCTATCCATGTGGCTTTATCAAGCTGGCACCAGTGGTCAGCGTTGACCCTCTGAAGCGCGTGTCATGCGCAGCACTGCCACCATGGGCGGTGCTGGTGGATGCCACTGCAGCCAGCTGGGCTGCTCAGCGCTATGTGGGGCATGTTCAGCTGATGCCACTGCAGGAAGCGTCAGAGCGCTATGGAAAGCCTGAACAGGCTTTCAGACCCAGGACATACAGCAAGTGGATTGAATCCACCGGCATTGCTGGCAAAGACCAGATGCTGGGGCTGGGTGCCCCCACCACGGTGCCTGACTCTGAAAAGTGGGTGCAGGTGGTTGAGCTGTATGACCTGGCGCATGACAAGCTGCTGGTGTGGTCTGAAGACTATGCTGATGGCACTGACTTTCTGTTCACTGGCATCACCGTGCAGGTGGGTGCCCTGGATGCCAGCGCTGCTTCTGACACTGAAGCCCCTGATGCTGATCTGGTGCATGAAACCACCGGCATCCCCTTCAAGTCAGCCAATGGCAGGCCAGTGGTGCCCCTGCTGCCTCTGTACTTCAGCCGTGATCCTGACACCCCACTGCGCGGCTATTCGCTGGTGCAGCGCTCGCTTGACCAGTTCAGAGAACTGAACGTCATGCGCACCTATCAAGCCCAGGGTGTGCGACGTATGGCAAGGCAGTGGATGGTGCGCGCTGGCTTCCTGAGTGAAGACGGTGCTGCAAAGATTGCCCAGGGGCTGGATGGTGAGTTTATTGAAATAGACCTGCCACCTGGTGCAGACCTGCTGGGCAACATCACGCCAGTACCCCAGGCACCTATTCCTGCTGATATCAGCCTGTATGCCCAGACCGTTGACAATGACATCAATGCAGCAGGGCTGCTGGCACCCTTCACACGTGGTGAAGTCACAAAGTCAACGGCAACAGAGCAGAACCTATTGGCGGCCTACACCAGCAGTGAAGTGGGGCGCATGGCGCGTGTCAGGGATGGTGTCATCACCGGCATTGCGCGCACTTACAATGTCATGTTGAGCGTGGTCCTGGGTGATGATGCAGAGCCACTGGCACTGCCAAACCCAGTAGGCCCCACCATCCTGTCAGCAGATGACCTGACTGGTGACTTCCAATACTGGGCAGTGGATGCAGGCACCACGCCTATGTCAGACCTGGCGCGTCAGGCAGTGCTTGAGCGCATTGCACCGCTGCTGGTGCAGCTGGGCACCCCACCAGCAGAAGTGCTGGCAGAGCTGGTGCGTGCATACCAGCTTCCTGAAAGCTTCCTGGCAGCACCACCACCACCAGAGAACACCCCACCACAATCAATGGCAGCTGGTCAGGCTGATGCAGAAGCCCAGGCTGAAGCTGCTGCCATCGGAGCGCAAGACAATGCCACTTTACTCTGACCGTTCAGGCATGCCTGCAGAGATGGCTGACCTGGCAGCAGCCCAGGATGACATCATTGGCGAAGAAGCTGCTGAGCTGATCCCACCACCCAGCAGCCCATTCAATGCAAAGGTGCTGACCAGCTTGAGCAAGGCACTGGCAGCCGTGGCAAAGGTCATGGGTCTTGACCTGACCCCAGAGTCATACTCTGAGCCAGAGGCACGGCTGGCACCAGAAGTGGCACGCTTCCTGCTGATGATGTCAGCAGCTGCTGAAGACTACGGGCAGCCCCTGCCAGTGGCCCTGGATGCCATCAAGGGTGACAAAGAACTGACTGCCATCACCGCGCACCTGATGCGCCTTGCCAAAGACAAAGACTTCAGCACCTTTCTTGATGCGCCTGCTGATGAAGAGCGCGCTGAAGTGCGCATTGAAGTCAGCCCTGATGGCATGGACGTGGAAGAAGAAGAAGACTTTGACTTCAGCAGCCGTATGCGCAGGGGCTGACCCATGGGCTTCACCAGCTTCAGAGCACGGCTACTGCGCACCTTTGGGTATGGCAAGCCCAAAACGGTCATCCCTAAGACCAGAGGGCAGGCATACTATCGAAGCTATGCCGGTGGCACTGATGCGAATCTGGTGGATGCAATCGAGCGCAGGCAGCCGGTCAGCTTCTTCTATACAGACAAGTGGCAGCCAGCAGGCACACCTGGTGCCAGTGGCTTGCGTGTGGGCAACCCTCACGCGCTCTGGATCGGCAAAAACGGCACCAAATACCTGCACCTGTATGTCGATCCCCAGTCAGCCACTGCCACTGGCAGCC